TCGCAGAACGCAGGGACACCAGTGTTAGCATAACTAACAGCATCATTCATACCCAACTGATCAAACGCTTCTTCTAATGCATCAAGAACGTGCTGATTAGTCCAACCATTGTTGCCACTGTTTATTGGTATGGTAGAGGTATTAACCGCCATTGTATTACTCTCCTATTTTAAGTGCTGTTAATGTAACTGTTATTGCTACTGCTGAATTACTTCTATTAGTAACAGAAGCATAGATAATTTCCTGAGGTGCAGGACTATCATTATTAAAACCCATAACTCCTGGTGTTATGAGTATGCTTTGATTTGAACCTGTTGTTATTACTTCAGCAATACAACCTGATCCTGGTGCAGGATCTTCACCTTGACTTCTAGTAGAATCATTTTGCCTTGTAGCATCATCTACATAGATTCTTACCCAACTCTCATGAGATGCAGTAACTTTATAAAGAACATACCCTTTATAACCTGTAATATTTAGGTCTATGGCTGTGTCAGGAGCAACGCTTGCAGTAGTACCAGGAAGATCAGTTATAGATGGAACGGTTGATCCACCTGAAGAACTGATAACATCATTAGCATCAATTGTAATGCTAGTACCATCAACCTTAACACCACCTAACTCTGTTGTAGTTGCAGCAGGTAATGTGTATCCTCCAGAAGCAATATTAAGAGTACCATCAACTGTAACACTACATCCAGTACCAGGTTTAACAGTACCAACAGTACTAGCAGTAGCAACAGGTACAGAAGTTAAGTAATTTTGTAGATCGGGTGGTGTGTATGTAAATGTCTTACCAACTAATCCTAAGGATCCACTACCACTAGCAGCAGCAGGGGTTCCAACTTCATAAGCAAGACTTTCTACCTTTATCTGTGATGCTGATGCATCCTTACTAACTGTTGTTCCACCAACACCAACCACTTCTATAGTATCAGTGGTTCCTGTACTTGGAACAAGATTTACTAAAGCATGACTACTTGTGCTACTGGTAACAGTTAGATCATAGAGAACAGAAGTACCTCCTCCTCCTCCACCACCAGATGATGCAAAACTAATATACCTATTCGTACTATCATATGTTGGAGTAACATTTTGATGAGTACCACCATTTATAGCAGCCCAGACAGCATCCTTAGCCATGTCATCAGTATACTGAGTGACAGTGCTTGATGGTGCTGCAATTCCAAGAGTCTGTCCATCTTCCCTTGTTACAATGATACCATTCTTTCCTTGAATGGTGATGTCTTGTGTTGTAGGATGATCAATACCAGATAATCTTATCTTAGCATCTGTACTTGGTGTATCATCTTGAACAGTAACCTGATACTCCTGACCTTTTATAGTAACCTCATCAACACCCCAAATATTATTTGTCTTGTCTATTGATATAGTATTACCAGTTACTGCAAGAACAAAATCATTATTTGTACCATCACTATCAGATAGTCTTATAACTTTTCGTGTAGCATTTTGTTGAGCAGTACCAGCACTATGATCATTTATAGAAAGTACATATGTTTTTTCAAAGTTACCTAGTAGTGTAGAAAAATCAGATGTAGTAGTACTACTAGTAGTAACTAATCTATTAGTTGTCCAACTAGTTCCATCAGAATAATATAATGCAGTATCAGCATCAGAATATGCTAACTCAGACTTATGAGTAGCAGCAGAAGGAAAGTTTGCTATCGCACCATAAACAACATCAGTAGGTGAATTAGTAAATTCAAGAGCAGTAGCACCTACATTAACCTTTAACCATTTATCTGCTGCTCCTGTAAAATTGTTAGGTGTATCAGTTAATCCAATAAATTCGGATTGACCACCAGCATTATTAGAACCAGGTGCTGAAGCCTGCCATGTTGTACCATCCCATTTCCATGATACACCAGCATCAGTATGAATTGTACCTGGTGTTAAATTAGTACTAGGAAAATTAATTGCCATTGTTTATCTACTATATGATGGTGATCGTACCGTACATGTTTGAATGATATTCACAGATATAATAATATGTTGTTTTTGGAAGTCCAGTAGTGTCCCATATAAGTGTTCCAACTTGAGTTCCATTATTTGAAACACCCGATGCTCCGTTACCAGTGCCTGTTGTATTTGTTGTTTTAATCCAAATAGGATGACCAGAAACAGGTCCAGTTAACTGTATCGTATCACCTTGTTTAACAACTAATGATGGTTGTTGACTGTTAGAATAACTTGCCTGTCTGTCATCACCAGTGAAATGATACCTACCACCTTGAACCGAAATACTAAATGGGAACGTCTTATAAAGCGGTCCTGCTATCTGTCTATAATACGTATTAGTTCTTGGATACATCTGAGCATTCTGAATTAGTTGAGGATCTCTCCTCATACCTTTCAGTTGATCTTTGTACCATCCACCTTGATATCCTGTATCATATCTAGGACTCTTAACAGTTATCTCTAAGTTAGGACTGTCAAAGAACAAACCACCATTTGCACCTTGACATGTAGCATCAGCAAAGTTTCCTGTACCTATATTAAATCCTATATCATTATACTTTCCATGTTGTTGAATAAATGCAACGACATCACTGTTGGTGAATCTTTCTTTACCTGTTGCTAAACAAGCTGCCATTCCAGCAACCTGTGGAGATGCCATACTAGTTCCACTAATATTATGATACCAGTTAGTTCCACCATACTTACCATCAGGTGTTCCAGCTCCTTGCAGTCCTGTACTAGCATGAATACCATTTGGATCAACCCATGTAGAAACAATACTAACACCAGGAGCCCAGACAGTAACTGCTGGTCCAAAGTTTGAAAAATCTGCTCTTCTAAAATCACTCTCAGTAGAAAGAGCACCTACAGCTATGATACCTTTAGTATTAGCAGGACTAGATCCTTTCATAAAGGAAATAGTTCCAACATTATTAAAGAAAACAGTATTATTCCAATCAACATAAGATTCATGATTTGGATCTGGATGTGCTGCATAGAAATCATTGTTACCCATTGCTGCTATAACAACCACACCATCCTCAATTGCATCTTCAATGTCTGCTCTCAATGCAACATAATCTGCATTATATCTTCTCTTCCAAGCACTGATACCAAAATCATTTTCCAATCCTGCCATAGTCCAACCAGATGGATTAGGATTATTACTACTAAATGTTGTTCCTCTATAAACTACACTACCAACATCACTTATACTAATACCACTATCAAATATACTTGATAAATTAGAACCATACCCCCAACTATGATTAGTAATAGTAGGATTCCTTTGTCCTGTCTCTGGATTGATAGGTTTATATCTATGGAATGCTCTAAGATAATCAAAGATTAACATAGTACTTACAGCAGTTCCTTGGTTAGAAGGATTACCAAGTACCTGCAAACTATAGATGTTTGCTTCGGGAGCCCATCCATAGTGTCTACCTGCAATAGTTCCTGCTACGTGAGTACCATGAAATGCAGTACAAGTCTGAGCTGTGAAGTAATTTGGATATGGAGCACTAGGTATTGCTGCTCCATCATCATCCATACTACTAACATAACCATTCAATTCACCATACCAATCATACATCTGAAACCTGTCTCGCATATCAGATGGAGCCTTCCAATCTTCACAATCAAAAGCAACTGGATCATCACAAACTACTACATCAACATGTCTACCAGTATTAAATATCGTTACATTATCTGCAACTTCACCAGATCCAAATGAATTTTTTCTTCTTTGTGCATCATCTCCAGCACTATGAAGCTTACCCCAATCTCTATCATCTTGTAGATAACTTCCAGACTTACGAAACCATCCTCCTTGATCATGTGGTTCATTATTAATAGTATAGAAAGGTTCTGGATAGATACCCTTATCCTCATACCTCTCTTCACATGCAAGAACCCTAGAGTCAGAACGTATAGTTTCTGCCTGTTCATCAGTCATATAATACTGAGTGTTCCTACTGATAGGACGCTTCGTATGAAGCTTAAACCCATCAGTTGACATGTCAGAATAAAAACCCTCTAGATCATCTCTACTCTTAAGGGTTACGATATAGATCTTGTCAGCCATATCATGCCTCTATTTTAACGTAGTGTACTGTAACTGTTATGTTAGCAGAACTACCACTCTTGTTTACAACCTTTGCATATAGATTATTAGAAGGAGTTGAGTCATCATTCCATCCTATAGTTCCTGGAGTAATATTCTGTATTCCTCCATCAGATGTAACTATCTCTGCTAATACTCCTGCTCCTGGTAATGGATCTGTTGTTATATTTCTACTAGCATCAGCAGTCCTTGCAGCAACATTAGTATATAATGTAACCCATGCAGCATGAGAAGTTTGAATCTTTAAGAGAGCATATGATTTAGCAGCTTGAAGGAGAACATTAGAAACAGCATCATTATTAATATTTCCTGTTGATCCTTGAGCAGTAGTTCTAGCTTCAAGACCAGAAGCAGAACCTCCTCCACCAACAATATTAATTGTTCCGAACATGGATGGGTGTGCTGTACATTGATAATACAATGTATCAGGTGCATCCATTGGAACTAGGAATGTTAATGTGCTTCCACCAGCAGCATCTTGATTCGTTACACCATCATTATATGCTGTTCCTCCACCACTAGTAGCAGTAGTAGATTGAATTCTGAATGGATGTCCACCAGTATTATTTGCAAACTTATATGTCTGTCCTCTTACCAAATATAATGTAGGATCGTTAGCAGGGGATGGGAATCCATCACCAGCAAAAATATAATCTGAACTACCATTTGCTGTTAGAGTCCACTCAATCTCTGGAGCAGCAGTTAATACACCAGTATCATCATCTGCTATTGCCCAATTACTTCCATCATACTTAAGTATTTTATTGGTTGCTACTCCAGTAGTATCAACATCTGCAAGATCATTTAAATTATTTACAGAAGATGTTGCTGATAATACACCACTTGCATTTATTGCTAGATTACTTCCTACCTTAACACCACCCTTCACGGTAGCACTAGCAGTAGGTAGTGTGTATGCAAGATTTATTCCTTGTGCTGACCAAGTATATCCGTCCCAAGCCCACGTGACACCAGAGGCGGTATGGGTTAGACTACCGTCTGTGGGTTCTCCAATTGTTGAAGGAAAATTTATTGCCATTTATTCTAACCTATTGCTACGGTTGCTTTCCATTCGCCACCAAAGTATATAGCTTTGATAGTAAATGTATTTGTTGTATTTGCTTCAGTTGTACCAGTGATTGTTGCCTGAGTTGCATCAACACCATCAATACTTAATGTAGTCATAGTACGAGGAGTATTTCCTTGAGGAACAAAGATTGTCATATCAATATAAGTTCCATCAGTTGCAGAAGATCCAACAACCTTTACAGGGAAGTCAGCAAGAACAGATGTACGAAGGAAAGTGGTTCCTTCATATAGTTTGTACTCAGAAGCATCGTCTGTAAGTTGAGGTGCAACACCTTTACCATCCTGTGTAAGATCTTTAGTGTTGCTCCAATCAGTTAGATCATAATCTGAATTTGCCGAACCATTAACAGTCTCTGGTGGCCATAGATCATTAGGATTAATAGATGATTCAGCAACACTAGTAAGATCAGCAAGATATGCAACGAAATCTGAGAGGAAGTATCCAGCACCTTGAGAGTTAGTTTTATCAGGTGTGCCAGATCTTCCAGGAAATCTAGTACCAATAAATGTATCCATTCCACTAAAACTACCACCAGCATTAGCGATTACTGTAGGAAGTTTATCAGTATTTCTACTATGGAACTTAATCTTACCTAGGGTATTAGACATCTTAATGTCATCACCTATCCATATAGAATTGTCAGATAAGAATAGATGCCTAATCTTTTTCTCTGCTGATCCTATATCATATGTTTCATTAGTTGCAGGTAACAAATGACCTGTCATCTTAAGGTAATGTTGACTAGTATTACCACTATTTCCATTATGAAATGCTTCTAGTTCAACAGTTTGGTTACTAGTTCTTGGCGTGAAACTTGGTGACAATGGTGGAGAAGCATCAACCCATTGACTACCACTACCATCATTATACTGAACCTTTAGTCTACCCTCATCAGATTTCCACCAGAGATCTCCTGGTCCAGCAGTTGCTGGTTCATTATCATTAACAGTGACACTAGCACCTCCACCTCCACCAGTAGCAGAAGAATTAATTCTAAATCCTTCTGTTCCTATCTGATCAATAGTAATACCAGTACCAGCAGTTATTAGAACATCATCCTGTACTCCAAAACTGTCAGTTAATCTTATCTTAACTCCACTATTATCAGCAACTGCTTGCTGCGAATAGGTTGTGTTAGTAAAACTTGTTAAATATCCAGCTGACGCATGGTTACCCCAGTTATATGCTGAGTTCCATTCTCCTACTTTACCATCAGTGATATTATTACCACCCATGTCAATGTAATATCCATTGACATCAAGTGGTCCACCAAGTTGAGGTGATAAATCTTCTACAAGATCTAGAATACCAGAAGAACCAGTACCAGTAACCCATTTAGAAGTAGCAGAATCCCATTGAATATATGATCCATCAGGTATAGGACTAGGAAGATTAACACCTGCCAAGTCAGTAATAGTAGCAGGTATACTAGGTCTTCCAGTTAGATCAGAGTATGCACCAGAGAATAATACAGGTTTATTTAAAATTCTTTCAACGCCAGAGGTGGCAGTCCAATCTGTATTTACTTGAGCAGAAGGTATAGTTGGTTTATCTAACAAGTCAGTCCAACTACCACTAATTGCTACTGGTGAAAAGGAAGGTTTGTTTAGTATAGAACTAATACCACTACCTGCATTCCAATCAACCTGCACCTGTCCAGCAGGTATAGCAGGAAAATCTTCCCATGCAACAGAAGAACCAGTGGACTTTAAAAATTGTCCACTGGTTCCAGTAGCACCAGCAACCTGCAAAGGTTTACCAGTTGGTATATTTACTCCATCTTTTACTTCAACGGGTCCATTATCATTGTAGTTGGAGATTTGATTCGCCAGTAATTTTGACATACTTCTAGTCCTGAAGACATTTATTCTAAGCTAGAAGTATTTATAAACTACGTAGGACCATCTAAATTGTCTAGGTCTTTTCTTTGATACTTAGTAGGTATCTCTATACCTTCAATAAGATCAGTGTTAAGACTATAACCAATAGGATCACTACTATTCAGATAATCAGAATCTAATTTAAAGTTATACTCTGCCTTATTCCTATAAAAACTAGTAACATTATCAACACTTCTAATAGGAGTAGTGAGGATAAGTTCTCTAACTTTACCTAATGCTTGAAACATTGTTTCAAGTTGTTCGTCTTGTTTCTTTTCAAGTGCTTCAATGATTGCCAATCGTAGGGCATCATCTGCTGCTTGAATGTGCTTACGGATACTCATAATTATATGTCACAGGGGTTTTTGAATTTAGTTATGTCAGTAGCAATATATTTTTCGCCACTTGATTTTTTAATAAGGAAGTCCTCGCCATGTTCTATACGTGTAGTATATTTGGCTAGGTCTCCTTTAAATTCTTCTTCAGTTAGTTCAATCATACATTACAACAGATGTTTTCTTTTTGCATATATTTGATGGAGTCTTTACATCCACCAAGGTTTTCACTATTTAATACTACTTGTGGAAAAGTAGCACCTTCACCAAACTGTCCATAGAATGCTTCTTTAGTAAAATCAACACCCAATTTATACTCAACGTAGTTAAGTTCAGATAAACCAAGTACTTCTAAGATTTGTTCGCAATGATTGCATCCTTCTTTAGAGTAAACAGTGAAGTTCTTCATACTGATCCTGTTAAATCACTATTTAGTTTAGCAATTGTCGCAGCATGGTCTTTATCAAAGATATCTAACCCTTTATCAGTTAAGATGTGCTTATACATTCCTTCAAATACATTAGGTGGCATAGTAACTATGTCAGCACCGTATTCAAATGCTCTGCCTACATCTCTAACACCCCTGAGAGATGCTGCAAGAACTTTAGTCTCCACATCATGTCTCTGGAATACGTTAGCAATGTCCTTGACCAGACACAATCCACCGAATGAGTTATCATCTACCCTACCTACAAATGGTGACACGTATGCAGCACCTGCTTTGGCAGAAAGTATTGCTTGTGACTGAGAGAAGATAAGAGTTACATTAACTTTTATACCATTCTCAGCAAGATCTACACATGCTTTGAGTCCATCAGGAGTACAAGGTACTTTAATTGTGGCACACTTGCCAAACTTTTTGTGTAACCTTTTACCTTCAGAGATCATATTCTCTTTACTACCAATCACTTCCATACTGATATCTTTGATACCAATATCTTTTAGTTCTTGATAAACATCCTCATGCTTTCTACCACTCTTACGAATAAGAGATGGGTTAGTAGTCAGACCATCAACAAGTCCTGTTTTAAAACAGGAAGCAATGATCTCAGTGTCAGCACTGTCAATAAAAATCTTCATTCGTTTAAAGGTTCTAACTTAATGAACTGTTCGTTTAAATTATAGTACAATTTATAGTGTCTTGTCGTTACATAATATCCTACTATGTCGTTTCCATCACAATGGTATCCATATCCTCTAAGAGGTTCTTCAGCACCATCAATTTTAAATGTCTTACGACCACCCATATAGGATTCAAATTTCTCATCAAGATTTATCATCGTTCTTCAAATTGTAACTTGCGTACGCCTCTACGCCGTCTTGCCTCTTGATATTCTAACTCCTGTGCAGTGAAAAGGGGTTGTTTCTTAAGATTCTTATTATTTTGTAACAAAATAACTTGATTCATGTCTACTGCTGACACAATATCTCCATGAACAGTTGTCATATTACTACATCCACATGACACTCTACTTTTTTCGCTTTGTAGATCCTTTCCACAAGCATTACATCTTACTAACATTCTTCTTTAAAATAATCTTTCTTGTAATAGCGACCTAATATGTTGCTGTTATAATATGCTGCTGAACCATCTTCCAATGTCTCTTGTAAAACATTATTTAAAAATAGTTCTTTTGTTTCTGCGTAGTTAGTTCTGCCGAGAGTAGTATGTAGACTTAAGATTTCTCTCTTAAATAAGTCGTTCCCAAGTAATTTTCTATCTCCTTTAAGTTCTTCAGAGCTTCCATAGTACTTCTTCCAGTCACTCTCAGACGTAACCCTTCTCTTACCACCTCTAGGCTTACGTTTTGACCAGAAATATTTTCTTCCGATGTATTGTTTCCCCGATTGCAGATTAGTAATCCTGTAGACGTAACCGAAGAAAGAGTTAATGTCGTTAGAAGTAAAAGTTGAACCCTGATAGGTCCAGGGGTTCTCGTAATCTCCTTCTGGAGTTTGGTTATTCTTTTCCACATACCCATTATCTATTCCTCAGTATTTATATCTCCTTCAGGTAGACCTAATGTTT